AGTAGTTCAGATTACTTTTCTGATAGTGGTAAAGTAGGAATACGATTTACTTATCCATTACAATCTACCTGCACAAAAGAGTCAATCAATCTAACTTTAGAAAATGAAAGACTTAAACAGCAATTAGAGTTACTTAAACTATGTGGTCGTTATCAATCATTAGATTTATCAGATGACTTTAAAGACATAAAAGAAAAATGTAAGGGAATTAAACTAAAGGAAAAAACAAATGCCAATGCAGAGTAGTATAGGACACTTATTAACTAACGATATATCAGCTTTAAACTTAATAATATTAATAATTATTTTATCTATTGTGTGGAAAAAGAAATGAGTGATTGGGAAACACAATATACACAAATTTGTAAAACATTAGATGAAATTAAATCTGAGGTAAAAGAAAACCGAAGCGAAGTAATGAAATTAAAACAAGAAATGGCAACTGGAAAAGGTGCTATTAGAACAGCCATATTTATCGGATCAGTATTAGGAGCAATTTATACATTTTTTAAATTAATGGACTAACCATCCTTACTAAAGGAACTGTATGAACACTAAACGATTGCTAATTTTAAGCGATACACATTTTCCATATCAACATCCTAATTATTTTGAATGGATTAAAAAAATAAAAGATAAAGTTAATCCAACACAAGTAATTCATATTGGAGATCTTGTAGATTTTCATAGCATTTCACAGCATTTACATAGTGCAGAGCTGCCAAACATTAAGTTTGAAATTAAAGATGCCATTAAATGTATTAAAAAATTAAGAAAAATATTTCCAACACCTATGCCTATATTATTAGGCAACCACGATATTCGCATTCAGCGATTAGCAGAAAAATCATTAATACCAAATTCTTTTCTTAAAGATATAAACGATATATTAGATATAGATAAAAAGTGGAAATGGACTTGGCACGATAAACTTATTGTAAATCTGCCAAATAAAACAAAAGTTTTTTTTACACATCATTTTAAGTCTAATGTTATTGCTAGTGCTAAAGAATTAGGCATGAGCTATGTGGCAGGACATCAACATACCTTGAGCCAATTAACTCTTATATCTTCTCCTTTAGCTTTAAACTTTGCATTATGTGTTGGGTGTTCAATTAATCCTAAACATGAAGCATTCAAATATGCAAAAAACTTTATCAAAAGACCAATAATTAGTGTAGGAGCAATAATAAATAATCAGCCAGTTATTTACGCAATGCCATTAGATAATAATGGAGAATGGACTGGTGCATTATGACAGTAGAAGATCCTATTGCTCAGAAAGTAATACAGCGAATAGCTGATAGATCTGAAGCAGGTACGAAAAAGTTTGGCGATACCTTCGATAAAACAAATAAAACTTTAGAAGAAACAATCATAGATACACAAGAAGAACTTGGCGATGCCATGATCTATTTAGAAAAGGCATTACAAATAATTCGCAAGAGAGAGATATTATGGACTTTGAAGAATTAAAAGAACGCATAAAAGAACACGAAGGTTATCGTAACAAGGTTTATTTAGACTCATTAGGTAAAAGAACTGTTGGCTATGGGCATCTGTGTAGATCTGATGAAAAGTGGGATGACGATAAACAGTACGATAATAAACATTTAGAAAAAATTTTTGAGTATGATTTTAACATTTCACTCAACTCAGCGAAGAGAGTAACTGATTTTGATAAACTACATCCAAAAGCACAAGAAGTAGCCATTGAATGTTGCTTTGTTTTGGGTGCTAAAGGATTTTCATCGTTTAAACGCACTATAGAACACCTTAACGAAGGTCGGTGGACTGATGCATCATCTGAGCTAAAAAACAGCCTGTGGTATCGAAATCAAGCCACTAACAGGGTTTCTGCATTATGCGAGATATTGGAGAGTATAAAATGAAGATAATTATAACAACACTACTCACAGCCTTAGTTGTGATAGAATTTTGCAATTTATATATTTACCATCAACAAATTAATGGTGCTTTATGTTAGGTTTATTAGGAGCAGTTGCACCTTTAGCAAAAACATTATTAGGAACAATAGATAAAGCAGTTCCAGATAAAGATTTAGCACAAAAAATTAAAGCAGAATTTAATAATGAATTGTTAAATGCTGATATGTCTAAATTTAAAGCAGCAGCAGATATAGTTAATTCAGAGGCGAAATCACAGCATTGGATTACTGCAACATGGAGACCAATGTTAATGTATTGTCTTATCATCATTGTATTCAACAATTATATTTTAATGCCTTACATTAAATATTTTTTTGGTGTTGAAATAACATTAGAAATTCCACAAGACTTATGGACTTTATTGCAAATTGGTCTTGGGGGATATGTAGTCGGTAGGTCTGGGGAATCCATCGCTAAAAATTTTAAAAAACAATAGGAGAAAACATGAACTTAATAAAAGGATTATGGGATCACTTAAAAGAGTGGTCTGATTGGACTTTAAAGGATTGGGTAAAAGCAGGAATTGTTGCTGTAATTGTAATCGTAGTAATCGGTGCAATCTAAAGAAGAACTAAATAGAATTGTAGAAGTGTTATCTGGTGCATTTATAATTGGTGAATGCACAAACACACCATTTATTGTTAAAAAAAAGGAAAAAAAAATGCAAAAAAAGAAGCCAAGAAAACCTAAATACTAAATGAAAAAAGTTAAACTGCCTAAAGAAGTAAGCATTGGTGCTTTTACTGTTGAGTTAGTTATAATTCCTCACGAATTAAGCTATGAAGTAGGAGATATGCAAGGTATGTTTTTAGGCAAACCACCATACAAAATATTTCTTGATGAAGGGATAATGGAAAAGGGAGGTAAGGATGCAGTTAATGTTGTTATCCATGAATTTCTCCATGTTGGATATTATCAGTATTTATTAAAAGAAAAAGAAGAAGAGACTATTGTTAATTCGTATGGTAATTTTATCACAGAACTACTATCCAGATCAGAACTAAAAGACTGGATAGTAGATAATATTTAGATGGCTTATTATTGAGCTACCTTTGTATATGGATTAAAGTCTTTATCAATTACCCAATAATCTGGATGATCTTTTGTTAAAGTAGGATCTGAATTATTTTTATATTGCTCCCCATCAAGAAGGTGCAAATCTATTGATTGATTTTTAATCATATCTACAACTCCTGTATTTGATCCTGTAATAGTTCCACAGCCACCAATATCTCCACCATTCCATGAATAACCATCAATAGTTCCTCCTAACTCAAACCACCATTGACCACCCTCACTTTTTTTCCAAGAGTCAAAATCCTCCCAATAACAATCAGAAACTTCAATACCATTATCCATTAAAGTATCATAAACTTGTTGTAATCTTTTTGGTAAATCTGTTTTTCTGTTATAATTATCCTTTGATAATCTTTCTTTTTCTTTTTCAATATTAAACATTTTTAACCTCCCTTTTTTTAAAATGTAAAATAAATTTACCTACTTCGTAGTGAAAACCACAAGTAGTAAAACCATTATCTTCTAATTTACAAACTCTATTGTCAAATTGATTTATAGAAGCAACTGTTGAGGTATCACACATAAGATACACAACATCATTAATAGTAGCAAAAAACTTTTTATTAAAGTTATTATTTTTAAGTAACTCAACTTGATATTTATTTTTACCTTCAGTCATAGTTTCAACAATCATATTACTTCTCCCCTTTATTATAAACTTTTTTAGCTTTATTTCTTAGATCAATAATTTTTTGAGATACTTTATCTTTAAGCAAATCAGATTTTTTTGCCAAAGCATCAACAAATGATTTTCTCTGGAAATGTTTGTGATATTTGTAACTAAAATCAAAAGTTTCAATTAAAATATCTTCACAGTTACTTCTGCTAAAACCTAAAACAGTTATAGTGTTAGCTAAGTTTTTTTTATACCAATGCATATTATTCTCCCTGTTATGAGTGGTCGTAACGAGAGCAGGAGTGGTCGGAAAATGGTCGCATACTATTGCGTTTTCCTTCCAACTCTTGCTAAAAATTTCCCAATTTTTCTTGTTTTTTCTCATTACATCTATATTAGTACCTTATGACACCGAGTATATCAAGCATAATCGATAACTATTTTACCCCAGAAAACAGCCATTTTTTAAATTAATTTTTTAGAGTGGTCACGAAATGGTCAAAAAATATCTTATTCTGGTAAACCATTAATCATTTGCTTAACTTCATCTCTATCAGTTTTAACATAACCAAGTGCAACTTTAGCACTCTTCCAACCAACAGCAGTCATTAAAGATTGTAACGATGCTTTTTTCCCTAACCAACTTGCGTGAGTATGCCTACACGCATGACGATTTTTATATGTAACTCCTGCTTGTTGGCACATAGACCACCATCTCGTAGGAATTCCAGAAGGATTATTTTGTCTATCGTGTAAATGATCCCATTCAAATAATTTTTCTTCTCGGTAATTAATTCTTTCTAAATATTCTCTAATTTTTTTGTGCATTGGTTTAGTAATCCATTCTTGCGTCTTAAACATAAAAATATTTAATTCATCATTTTCAAGATCTATCATAGGTCTATCATCATTTTCTGGATTTGTTTCGTTCCAATTCATATTAAGAGCTTCTGATATTCTGCAACCAGAATATATTAGAAAAATAAATAAAAATTTAATGTGTTCATCAGTACATTTTTCTTCTATTGCCTTTACATCTTCAATAGAAAATATTTCTTTATGTCTTGCTCTTGCGTTTAATACTTCAAAATGCTCAATAGTTGGATCATTACACCATCCTTGTTTTGCTCCATAATGCAGCACTTTTGATATTGGTAAAATAAAACCTGCATTAGCTGTATTGTTTTTAGAAGAAGCTAATTGTCTTTCAGCATAAGGTAAATCTCTTAATTTTTTACCCTTCCATTGTTTTAAAACTGGATGCTGTTCATAAGCTAAACGAAATATTAAATCATCGTTAAACTCATTTAACTCATATTTACCTGCAAGTTTTTTTACTCTTTCAAATACAGACATTCTTTGCTTTGATGGATGATGTTTTGGATTTTCTAACATTCTTTCAAAACATTCTTCCCAAGTCATATCTAAGACAGATAAAATAGACTCCTTAATTTCATCATATCGCATATCACAAATTCTTCTGGCTTCAGCTTTATTTGTCGTACCAGTTGATTCTTTCGTAATTGTTTTAACTTTTCTGCCAACTCTTACTGTGCCTCTGATTTGCCAGAATTGACTTTCTTTTCTTTTAAAGATGGTAAGCATAACTGTTTAATCTCCTCAATGTCATTGTAGGTAAAAAATTGTTTTCTACCTATGAAACGAGATAAACAATCAAAATTGGGATGTTTTAGATATAATTCATCTAATCTCGTTTGTAAAGTTCTAGTTGATATTCCAAATGATTTA